ACGGAGTCAGGCAGCAGGTTCCTCCATCTTCAACCAATAGCATCCCAATTTTGTATGGTGATGCTTATTGTGGTGGTCGCTTTATTGATGCCGTCCTAAGTACAAATGGCAAGACAATGTATTACGTCTTGGTTGTATCGCATATCAGTCCTAACGGCCAGTTTGGATTTGATCTGACTGATATGTATTGGGGTGATCGCAAGATGACTTTTGATGCTGCGGATCGGACCAGAGTTGTTAGCCTTACTGATGGCGCTGGAAACGTGGACGGAAAAATTAACGGCAATTTGTTTATTGCTTTGTACACATCTTCACAGTCTGGCATTATTTCATCTTCTAATGGGGCTTCTTTGCCTTCTTCTTTTATGGGAGGAGGAGACATTGAACCATCCTTGCGCTGGTCCTCAACAAATCGCCAAATGAATGGCTTGTCTTTTGCAATTGTGAGGCTTAATTACAATCGTGATGCAGAAACAACCAGCATTCAAACAATCACATTTAAGGCAAGACAGTATCTAAATGGAACAGGTTCAGCAAAGCCCGGTGATGTTTGGTACGACTACATGGTTAATGAGTTGTATGGGTCTGCTATGTCGCCAGACATTGTGAACCAATCTTCTGCAACAGCACTAAATGCATACTCTGATGGCTTGATTCCTTACAGGGAAGACAACATCTTAAAAACTCAAGCGCGTTACCGCATTAATGGCGTTTTGGATACTGGACAAAGCTGCTTAACAAACATCAACAACATCATGGTTGCATGTGATTCTTGGAACCAATACAACGCAGCATTGGGCCAATGGAGCATTGTCATCAATAAAGCCGAAACAACCTCTTACGCTTTTGATGATGACAATATTGTTGGTGAAATTCGCGTTAGCGCTTTCGACATAACTAGCAGCATTAACCAGATTGAAGCAGAGTTTCCAAGTAAGCAAAACCGTGACCAGTCGGACTTTGTGTATTACGAGACTCCTGCTATTTTGTTGTATCCCAATGAGCCAATAAACAAACAGTCTATTCAGTTATCAATGGTAAATGATTCTGTTCAGGCTCAATACTTGGCTTCTCGTATTCTTGAGCAGGCCCGTGAAGACTTGATCGTCAGTATCAGCACGGCTTATACAGGTATTCAAGTTGATGCTGGCGATGTCATTTCAATCACAAACTCATCATACGGTTGGACGGCCAAACTGTTCCGTGTGATGAAGGTGTCAGAAATTTCTTTGCCTGATGGCAATCTTGGCGCAGCATTTGAGTTAAACGAATACAACGCTCAGGTCTACGATGACCGAGACATTACCAAATATACCCCTGCACCAAATACAAATCTTTCAGACCCTTCATTCTTTGGAACTTTGCCTGCGCCAACAATTTTTGCATCGTATCCATTTGCTGCTGTTCCAAGTTTCAATGTGCAACCATACATAGGAACTGCTGGTTTTGTGACCTATGCTGAAATCTGGTACTCGGCCTTTAGTAACCCATCTACATCGCAGATTTATCTTGGCGGCACAACAAGTGTTCCGAGCAATGGTGTGCCATACGTTGTCGGTCAAACACTTCCAACTGTTCAGCTTCAAATTCCTGCTGGCAATTGGTATTTGTTTTCGCGGCTGGTTAACCCTGCTGCGATAAGTCAATACTCGCCAGCGTCTACTGTTTTCAACTGGAGGCCAACAACCTTCCAGTACACAGAGCGATGGATTGCTGTGGCCTATGCCGACAACGCCACAGGCACATCTGGGTTTAGCCTTAACCCACGCAACAAGAGCTACTACGGCCTTTTTAACAACACTACGGCCAACGAAAGCACGAACCCTGCTGATTACACATGGTATGAAGCAGACTTTGGCACTTCCAATTATTTGCTGATTGCCAATCGCTCAAACCGAAAGTTCAGTTTTGCAGTTGGCAATGCTGGCTTTGCAAACTTGGGCGGCGCTTTTGTCCCAACTGAGACTTCCGTGTACGACTCATCTGTTTGGGGGGCATTGGAAGACGGCCAAAATTACATCGACCTTGATGAACGTACCGGCCAATTGACTCGGGCTGGAACTACCGCAATCAGTTCTGCTGACGGCTTGTTGAGTGTGACAAACAACACCAGCGGCTCAATGGTCGTTTCTTTGCAGAAGTTCTTGAACTTTGGCTCTGGCATCTATTCCAAGTCGTTTAGCGCAGCCACATTGACCGTTGACATTTATGGTCGCGTTGTTGGCTTTACTGAGTCAGACGAGTTCTTCTACAGTGAACAGGTGTTTAGTGCAACAAGTGGTCAAACATCTTTTGCCGTAAACCATGTTGTCGGTAACATTTTGGTTTTTAGGAATGGCACTTTGCTTGACACATTAGAGTACACCGAGACAACTACAGCAGTTGTCATGGCGACTGCTTGTGCTGCTGGAGAAATTGTTGTTGTCATTAACATGAGAGCCGTCAGCACAAATCAATATTACGAAGTACTTGGCACAACCATTTCTTCCAGCGGGACAGACACAATTGTGTATGGTGATCCAACAGATCAAATTATTGAGGCGGGTGATTTGTTGTGCTTTGCTGTGGATCAGCCAGCGTCTGCTGACACACCAACGACATTCACAGTTCAGTCGGTTGACGAGGTTACCAGCACAATCACGTTTACAACCAGCATTTCTGGCGCTACAGCTGGATATGGCGTATTTAGAAAACGTGCCGCTGGAGCCGCTTATCGTCCGTTTAGCAGATACACGTTTGACCTGTCTAACGCATCTTCATACACCCCGTCAAACTTCACCATTCGCAACGGGTTTGAGTCTGTGTACGTCAACGGCTCTCAGTTCAACGAGGTCGATTACGACTTGTCTGGAGCCGCAATTACAGGCTTCCCGTCCAACATAACTGGCAAGATGACCATCATCATGTATGCCGAAAACAACCTTGGCATCCCTGCTTCAAACGTCACAAATACCGTAGCCTACTCTGTGAGTGGAGCTTTGACATACATTTTTGCTAGCAACCCTTTGGCAATGGAAGTCTATGCGAACGGCGCTCTCTTGACGAAAGGGCCGGGATATGACTACACTGCCAGTGCAGTAAACTATAATTTGACAACGGCATTTACAAACAATTTCACGCTTTTAAACCAGCAAACTTTTGCTCGGGTTGGCGCGGCATAAGGACATAATATGACCCAAGCCTTTAATCTTTCGCAGCTTGCAAACAACCTAAATTCAAGCGGCCAGTTGGACGCGACTGATGGACTTGTTAATGCTGTTCCTGTAGTAAACGGCGGGACTGGCGCGTCTTCTGCAAGCGCGGCACGGACAAATCTTGCTGTTCCTTCTGTTTCTGGTTCTGGTGCAACAGGCACATGGGATATTGATATTTCTGGAAATTCCGATACAACTGTAAAAGTTGTCACAACAAACTGGACAGTGGAAGAGGTAAGTGGTCAACTTCTGTTTAAATACGGCGGCGTGACAAAATTCACAATGGACCAAACAAACGGTTTTACAGCCGTAAATGGTTTTACAGCCGCATAAGGAGTAATTATGACAATTACAGTTAGCGCAACATCTATTACGTTTAATGACGGATCAGTTCAAATAACGGCTCCATCTCTACCATTGACTTTGTATCAGATTGGTACTTATGTTACAGGCAGGCCGCAAGATGTTGTAAGTTATCCAGTTAATCATATTCTTTCAGGTGGAGTATTATTTAATACCTCCCCATCTGGAGTATGGTCTAATGCTCAATGCCCACCAATTTGGGCTGGTGCTGGACAAGTTTTAATTAATGTTGGAACTTGGCGTTGCATATCTCCTGCATTTGCCTTGGCAGGCACTGGACGAGCCGGTCTTTGGATTCGTATTGCTTAAAGAGGCAAAAATGTACACACAAGTAAAAAATCCACAATGGGTTGACTTAAATCATAGTGCTATTAATTGTGAAGTAATTTTCGAGAATATTGGTGCTGATTTTATTCCTTTCAGTGCGAATCCCAATGATTCTTATGAATACGGTCGTGAAATATATGCACGTTGCCTTTCTGGAGAATTTGGGATAATTTCAGAACCTGTGATTGATTTGAGTTCAACAGTGCCGCAACCTAATGTAGATGGCGCTCAAACACTATGAATAGTGTGGTTGCAAAATTTATTGTTACACAAGATGATATGACTTTGAGTGTCTATCATGCGGCGACAGGCGAAGGTCTTCCTAAACATAGCCACACTTTTTCTCATCTGACATTTTGCCACGCTGGCTCCATAAAAGTCAGCAATGAGCGCCGCAGCTTGGTGATGACAAAAGACACGCAGCCCGTGAATTTAGTTGCTGGAGAGTGGCATGAAATTGAGGCATTGCAAGACGAAACGGTGTTTGTGAACGTGTTTTCTGAAGGCAAATGCTGAGATAATATCCCCAAGACAAGATAACATCCGTAGCCCTGCCAGTAGGCGGGGAGCGTCACCACCCGAGATTTGGGGAATCAAATGGCTATCTTTAACAAAAACACTCTGACGCAAGTTTCAGGGTTTAACAATCCAATCATTGCTGGCGAACTTGTCTATCAGCAAAAAACGTATTGGAACCTTGTCTTTACAGGCGCTGGATCAGCTCCCGTTGACCTGACTGGTGCAACCATCAATGCTCAGATCGTTCGCCGTCTATTGACCAACATCAATGACAGCCGCAATGGTTTGACTTTCGACATCACTGACTACGCTCCTGCGCCAACTCCTGTTTCCTTGACCATCAGCAACCGAAGCGATGCTGCTGGCTCGTTTACTTTGGTTATTGACCAGACGGCTTGGGATGTCATTGCTGATGATCCTGAATTGGACATCTCGGCTCAAAGCCCTGTTGGCTTTTCTGGTCGTATCAAAATTGGATTTCCTGCGTCTGGCGGCACACCGCAAGATGACGCAATCATCTTCCTGCTTTTCCTTGTGCGCTCTGACGGCGTTGTAAACACTGCTGCTGTTGTTTAAGGAGAGTTCACATGGCAAACATTGATGTGAACGTCATTGACGGCAACAACATTAATCTTGTTGTTTCTCCTTCTGCATCTTCAACACTGGTTGTCGAGTCTGGTTTTGGTGCTGGTGTTGCAATGGAGTTGTACCCTGCGCCAACTCAAGTCATCAATATTGATCGTGGAGTTCCGGGCAACGGAATTGCATCTGTGTCTGTTGTTGATGTTGACGGCTCTCAGTACCTAAGAATCACCTTTACGAATGGAACGACATCTGATGTTGGACCAATTGCAACATCAACATATTTTGGTGTCTCGCCAATCGTTGTTACTGGTGACCAAATCTCTTTAAGTACCGTCCCTGTTTTGCTTGGTGGCACAGGGGCAACAGCAGCGCCTGACGCAAGGACAAACCTTGGTCTTGGAACAATCGCTACTCAGAATGCAAGTTCTGTAGCAATTACTGGCGGATCAATCTCTGGCATTACTGATCTTGCAGTTGCTGATGGCGGCACAGGGGCATCTACTGCTGAAGGAGCAAGAACCAACCTTGGTCTTGGGTCTGCTGCCGTATTAAATGCTGGTGTTGCAAATGGTGTTGCTACGCTTGATGCCGGCGGTACTGTACCTCTGTCTCAGATTCCTGCAAGCATCCAAGGCGGCGTAAGCTATCAAGGCACTTGGAATGCAACAACTAACACGCCAACCCTAACATCAAGTGTCGGTACAAAGGGCTATTACTATGTTGTCAGCGTTGCTGGATCAACAAGCCTGAACGGCATCACAAGCTGGAACATTGGCGACTGGGCGATCTTTAACGGCACAGCATGGGAAAAGATTGACAACACTGATGCAGTGACATCTGTGAACGGGTTGACTGGTACGGTTGTACTGACCACAACCGACATTTCTGAAGGCACAAACCAGTATTTCACCGATTCCCTTGCCCGTGCAGCTATTAGCGCAGGGACGGGAATTAGCTACAACAACACAACAGGTGTTGTAACCAATGCTGCTCCTGACCAAACGGTTGTTCTGACCGGCTCTGGCACAACCACGGTCACGGGTACATACCCTAACTTCACCATTTCGTCTGCTGATTCCAATGTCGGCACGGTGACCAGCGTTGGCATCACTGCTGGAACTGGCGTTACGGTAAGCGGAAGTCCAATCACTACAAGCGGCAATATTTCAGTCGGTCTTAGTGCAAAACTGACAGATATTGAAAATCTTTCTGGCGCTGGATTTATCACGCAAAACGGCTCTGGGAATATTGCTCGGCGCACCATTCAAGCCGGTACGGGAATATCGGTTGCACATGGCAACGGCTCATCGCAAGACCCCATCATCACAAACAGCGCACCCGACCAGACGGTTGTTCTAACGGCTGGCACTGGGATCAGTACCTCGGGCACATATCCCAACTTCACAATCACCAACGCCGCCCCTGACCAGACGGTTGCTTTGACTGGCTCTGGAACAACCACGGTTACAGGCACATATCCAAACTTCACAATCAACTCAGACGATCAGTACGATGGTACGGTGACTTCTGTCGGTGGTACAGGCACAGTCAACGGCATCTCGTTGTCTGGCACAGTAACCTCATCGGGCAACCTGACACTGGGCGGCTCGCTTTCTGGCGTGGACTTGACTACTCAAGTGACAGGCACATTGCCGATTGCCAATGGCGGCACGGGCCAGACAACTAGGCAGGCCGCAATGGATGCGCTGGCTGGATCAACAACATCAGGTCAATATCTGCGAGGTGATGGCACTGATGTTGTGATGTCAGCAATTCAAGCGGGTGATGTTCCGACTCTTAACCAAAACACCACAGGAACTTCATCAAACGTCACGGGCACTGTGGCGGTTGCAAATGGTGGTACTGGCGCTACAACATTAACTGCCAATAATGTGGTTCTTGGAAACGGAACTTCTGCGGTTCAATTTGTTGCTCCGGGCACAACTGGTAATGTACTCACATCCAATGGGACTACATGGACAAGCGCCACATTAAGTGCTGGTGGGTTGCCTGCTGGTTCGGTTATCTTTTTTGCTGCAAATGCTGCTCCAACAGGTTATTTGAAAGCCAACGGTGCTACAGTGTCGCGCACCACTTACGCCGCTTTGTTTTCGGCCATCGGCACAACCTTTGGTGCTGGGGATGGCTCCACCACGTTCGTTTTGCCAGAATTGCGCGGTGAGTTTATTCGTGGCTGGGCAGATGGTCGGGCGGTTGATACTGGTCGTGTGTTCGGTAGTTTTCAGACTGATGATTTTAAGAGCCATAACCATACATACAATGCCTCAGCAGGAGGGGCATCTACGCCTGCCAGTATTAATGTTGCTAGTGGCCAAACTTTAAACACATCAAGCACCGGCGGCACTGAAACCCGCCCACGCAACATCGCATTGCTAGCCTGTATCAAATTCTGAGGACAAGCATGAAACAAGTTATTCAATTAGATTCTGACGGTTACTTTTGTGGTTTTGCCATTGCTGATGAGTCTCCACTTGAGCCGGGCGTGTTTTTACTTCCGGGCGGCTGTATTGAAGCCGCCGAACCAACCGTTTTAGAAGGTCAACGTGCCAAGTGGAACGGTGCGTGGGTGTTTGAAGATATTTCGCAACTGCCACCATCGCAAGAGCCAGAGGCCGTGGTTTTAACCTACGCCCAGAAACGCGCAGCAGAGTATCCACCTATGGCCGATTATCTTGATGCCATAGTTAAAGGCGATCAAGCTCAGATTGATGCTTACGTTACAGCCTGCTTGGCGGTTAAAGCCAAGTATCCAAAGGAGCAACTTGCATGAGCAACTTAAAAATAAATGCCGTCAACAATGTCAAAAATGTTAGCTCGGCAGAGTGCATAAAATACACCCACTTTTTTTCAGCCGAGTTCTGACATGGACAACCAACAACTTTTTAACCTTGTGGTTTCTGTTGCTGGAGGCTTGGCTATTTATGTCATCAACAGCCTAACCAGAACCATTCAAAAGCTGGAAGACAAGGTTAGTGAATTGCCGCACATGTATGTTACCAAGGACGATTACCGATCCGACATTGCTGAAGTCAAAGCCATTCTGAAGCAAATCTTTGACAAGCTGGACGGCAAGGCCGACAAGCCATGAGAGAATTTGCCGAGGCTTTTGTCGCGGCAATTTTGATTGTCGGCATTGTTGTATGGACGGTCAAAGTAGTAATTGAGGTGTTGAAATGATTGCAGAAATTGCTGCGGCCAACGCTGCGTTTGCAGTCATTAAGGGCGCTCTTGCAAACGGCAAAGAGCTTCACCAGCTTGGCTCTCGGGTATTTGACTACTTTGACAACAAAGCCAAGATTCAAGAGAAAGCTACCAAGAAGGGAAATGGCTCTGACCTTGAAGAATTCATGGCCTTGGAGCGCCTTAAACAGCAGGAAGAAGAGTTGCGTGAGCGCATGGTCTACGCTGGCCGTCCGGGCATGTGGGACGATTGGGTCAAGTTTCAAGCTATGGCTGCACGAAAGCGCAGAGAAGCCAAAGAAGCTGCTGCCCGTGAAGCAGCCCGTAGAGCAGAACGCGCAGCAAGGCTCACCGAGCAGATCGTCATGGGCATGGCAACAGTTATCTTGGCCGCGCTGATGATCTACGGCATCGTGCTGTACATAAGGTATTTGCGATGAGTGACGAAAAGCTTAACGCCAACTCCACCCTTGATAAAGTTCTTGGGTATGTGGACTCGCCGTTCAAACTGTTTGCCATCCTTGTGATGGGAATCGTGGCGTTTTCGGGTTACTTCCTGTGGCAGAACCAAGAGTTCATGTTTGATGCCTACAAAGAATCCAAGAAGCTGCCTGAAATCAACACCAGCCGAGCAGACGATGCCAGTTCAATGCTGTTCAAAAAGACTGGTGCAACCGTGGTCGCTGTCTTTAAAGTCAATCCACTGTTTGGCAGCAGGGTGCTTTACAGGGCGTACACCAAGGATGGCAGGGACAAGTCTGTTGAAGATATTGATGTTGGCCTGTTCAGCCAGAATGCGTCCAACAATGCTGACATCATCAGACTGATGACCAACGAGATTCCTTGCGGCGAGTACCGATACGCTCAATCTGAAGTTGGGCTGTGGTACATCGAAAAAGGTGTTGGGTTTACTTGCAGGGTAAGTGTCCCGCCAGACAGCCACAGGTTTGTTGGACAGATCACCGTGGGCTGGACACAGCAGCCTGAGAACCTTGAGCAAGTGAAATTCATGCTGGAGATCGCCAGCGCCATGCTAACCAAAAGGGGTAACTGATGTTTCCATTGACTGCATTACTTGAAGTGGGTGGCAAGCTGATTGACAAGCTAGTACCTGATCCAGAGGCCAAAGCCAAAGCACAGATGGAGTTGGCAAAGATGGCTCAAGACGGTGAGCTTGCAAAGATGGCTAACGACACCAAGTTGTTTGAGACTGAGCAAAACAACCTCACAGACCGCTTAAAAGCAGATATGTCATCTGACTCTTGGCTGTCCAAAAACATTCGCCCTATGACCCTCCTGTTGATTCTGGGAGGCTATTTCACATTTGCCATGATGTCTGCCTTTGATTACGACACAAACAGGTCGTATGTTGAGTTGCTTGGACAGTGGGGAATGCTGGTGATGTCGTTCTACTTTGGTGGGCGAACATTGGAAAAGATTATGGACATGAAATCTGACAAGAAAGACAAGGACGCAAAGTGATTACTGCTGAACAACTCAAAGAACTGCACATTGATGACGACTGGCTGGAGCCTTTGAATGAGGCTTTCCAACGCTATGAGATCAACACGCCTTTGCGGATGGCTGCTTTCATTGGTCAATGCGCCCATGAGTCTGGAAACTTCAAGACCCTACAAGAGAATTTGAACTACAGCGCCGAGGGCTTGTGCCGTGTGTGGCCCTCACGATTCCCAACACTGGAAGCCGCAAAACCTTACCACCGCAATCCTGACAAGATCGCCAACAAGGTTTATGGTGGCCGTATGGGTAACGGTACTGAAGAAACAGGTGAAGGCAGCTTGTACAAGGGCCGAGGTCTTATCCAATTGACTGGCAAGGACAACTACACCCTTTGTGGCGATGCTCTGGGCATGGACTTCATTCACTCGCCTGATTTGGTCTTGGCTCCAAAGTATGCGGCACTTTCAGCGGCATGGTACTGGAACAAGCGTGGCCTGAATAAAGAGGCTGATGCAAAAGACTACACCGCCATGACCAAGAAGATCAATGGCGGCGTAATTGGCCTAGATGACCGCATCAAACACATCAAGCACGCTTTGGAAGTTCTAGGCGGCTGATTGGGATGTAGCAGCAAGACTCTGATGCGCTTGTTTCTACGCTGACAATTGGAGTTCGTGGCCCCAACACTTGTTCAGGGTGTTGGAGCCATCTCTTGCAGTTCTTGCAGTAGTTATCGACCACTTCTGGATCGCAACGACAGACATCAAACAGCAGTGGGGTCATCTTTGTATTCCAACTCCAGCAGCAACTCTAGGTAATGAATGGCCTTGCGGATGTCAGCAGCGCCGTTTTTTTCCTTGTGGCGGGTAACGTATTTCACTACGTTGCCCTCACAGAAGCCCAGATTGTTTGCGTGGATGTAGACGATAGGCTGGATGCCTTTGTCTTTGTAGTGGTCGCCTGAGACTTGCTTGTCAAGGGCAGAAGTAGTAAGGTCAAAAATCATCAAGATTCCTTGACAAATTGACCGCTTGTGTTCATGTAACCTTTGCGGTGCTTGATTTCGTCATAAGCGTTTTTCATACAAGTGACCAAATTGATGTCTTGCAAAGCGCAATAGTTGACCAAGCAAACCATCACATCGCCAATTGAATCTTCTATGCCGGGTCGATTGTTCCTAATGGTTGCTGCTGCCAACTCACCCATCTCCTCAACAGCTTTTA